AAAGTCAGGGTAATCGCAATATTGGATTACTTAAGTCAAACTGCTCTAAAACCACTTCACGATTTGGCTAGTAGTATACTGCATAGTATTCCGAATGATCAAACTTATGATCAGTCGAAAGACTTGAAGTATATATCAACTACCTTTTCTGGTAAACATAACACCTTCTATTGCTTCGACCTCGAGGCCTTTACAGATACTTTTCCCATCAACATTTTAGTTGAGTGATTAGCATTTGTATTTGGTGACGAGTATGCGCAAGCTTTTAGAGATGTTATGGTTGGTTATGACTTTGATATCGTCGGTACCGATCGTACTATCAACTATAATGTTGGTAATCCGATGGGAGCCTACGGTTCATTTGCTTTAACCAGTCTATTACATCACTTCATATTATTTGAATGTTGTCAGAAAGTCGGAATTAATTGACTGTCTGCCAAATACAAACTATTAGGTGATGATATCTTAATTTTTGATGATAAACTTGCTTCTGCGTACCTTGAAAGACTCTCTCAGTATGGTATTAAACTATCTTTAGCTAAATCCGTTATAGGTAAAAACCTATTCGAATTTGCAAAGAGAGTATTCTACTTTGGGAAAGAAATTTCACCTATTTCATACAAATCCTATATTACTTCGATAACAACCTTAAGTGGAAGTATCGAGTTTATGGAGAATTGCATCGATAGAGAATTTAGTGATAAGCTTTCATTCAAGGACAAACAGGATAGAATTGTAAAAATGATGAAGAATTTCAGTCCTTCGTTTCGTCAAAAAGACGAGCGATATACTAAAAATCTCCTTCAATTCTACTTACATCTTAAGATGAATAGAAGCGGCAAAGTCAATGTGGATAGATTAATTTCTACTATCTTGGCACCTACCGGTTTTCTACTTCCTTCTACATCGATGGGATCAGTTGAAACAAAGAAATTCTTGTTTTTTCTGCTCTCAACATGTATTAGTAAACTTAAAATGGATTCTATCAAAAAGTGGACTCGTGATCCTACAAGTATTAAAGTTAACTTGTACGATTACCTGTCTACTACCTTTCCTGCCACTCAAAAAGATCAACTTGAAAAAATTATCAAGAATGAGCTTTTGTT